CGAGTCCACCTTCTGCACTCTTAATTTCAATCGTCTCAGTCTTCTTGGATAGCGTGGTTTCTTGGACTGCGCCTAGATAACGCATCCCAGTCTCAGCACCAATTCCACTGATTTGACGGACGTAACCCTTGCCTTTTGAAATGGCAAATTGGTTAGTATGTTGACTTGGTAATGGCATAATTAATTCCTTTTATACTCTGTTTTGATGTCTTAAAAATTTCATTCTGTGATACATATAATCCAAATGCACCGACACAATAGGGATTTCTTCCTCATTGCCACCACTCGTTGTATTTACTTTCAAATATTTAGCTGTCATAACTTCACTCCTTCAAAATAGTAATTTGCCCAATTTCTAAATCAAGTACTGTTGGGCTAATAGCAGTACCAATCGGTTGAATAAACCCAATATTCGGTGCAATGGCAGTTAATTTTCCACTGTTTTGTGGATCAATGTAATAAGTTGAACCTATTACTAGATTTAAACTGACGGTAATCCCACTCCAATCACTTAAAACCACCACTCCATCCGTGTGATACTGAATCTCACTACCCGCGTTTCCACTGGTAATTGCCACGCCTACGGGTTGTGTAGACGCAATAAAAGCAATCCCTTCCGTGTTCAAAGTAATCGGCATTCCTGCGTAAATCGTCTCGCCGGCGGTAACAATAAAACTCTCATTTACAGGGACTTTTTCCAAATGTTCTACACGGATCACTAACGATTTTGGAGTATTGGCATAACCCATTGAAATTGCAGTCGGAATCTGTGTCATTTCGCCATTATTATTAAGGTAAACCAACTGATTAGGAGTCCAATTCCATTGAGGATAAACCAGTACCCCGGCCAATTGCACCGTGATAAAATTACCGGCCATGCCACTTTTTAACGCAATCCCAATAATGCGATTTATATCGAGTTGGTTTAACACTGATGGATGGTAAAGACTATCATCATTATTCGTCGCAACCACCCGCATTTCATAAATATCAGTGGCCGCCTTTTTGTTGATTTTCATAAGGCTATTCGGTTCATGGAATAAGGGTATTTTCGTTACAATACGCTTTAAAGAGTAAAATTCAGACCAAATCAACATATTTCTTTGAAATGAAATTTCACCCCGTTCATACTCTAACGAAAACGCACTACCGGGTGGAGTCCACCCCATCAAAACAGTCATTAACGCGGTACAGATGTCGTCATTCTCATCACTAGAATCATCACCCCCTGTATCACGAATATTCTTAGTTACGACAATGACAGCAAAAAAATCCTGTACTAACTGACTTTCCTCTGCCACTTTCTCAAGCAATGCTTGAGTCGAAACACGGTAAACATACGCTGTATTTGCTTTGACATTGCCTTGAAAGACAGCTTCTAGCGAAACCGCTCCCTGAACTGTGCCTAATGAAGGGATGCAGTCCTGAAGTCGTTTAACGATTTGTGAGCGGGGAGAGGTTGCACTCACTTTAGACCGGTAAGAATTTCATTGTGTGATAAATGTTCATTAAAACAAATCATAAGATCGTTTAATTTCAGAGGAAAATGATGCACCGATAATTCCAATACCAAGATTATCACTATTCAGATGATTTAAGTCGAAACTACCGTTTTTTATAGCATCTAAAAGTGATAAAGCATTCTTATATCGACGGTATAATCCATTTAATTTAATTTCATCATAAATCCGACCATCTGCTACAATATCATAACGGGCTATATCCACTGCTATCATGTTGATAATGGTAGGAATATTCTCACTAAAAGGTAAAAAACGAATAACCGCGTTATTAATACGCTCGTCAACAGATGATATAATGAGGTTCATTCTTTCAGTCGTAACATCCTGAACCTCATCAGAATCAAAAAAAGCGATAATCTCTTCTTTTGTGGTATATGACATACATTAGGACAATAATGGAGATACCATTAACTCAGCAGTACCTCTCCACACATTCGACACAAGCGTTGCGTTTTCAACAATCACTTCAGAATTCAATATCTTTCTAGCGGATTCTTCTAAAGAGGGCGGCACGATCAGTAAATTAGGAATGATAGATAGTGGCATTCCGTTAGAAGCCTTTAAGGACATCATGGCAGATCGTGCTAAATTGTAGTTAGCAGTCGTTAAAGCCTCTTTTGAGCAATAAGCTAACTGCCATAAACCATAACCCACTGCCCGACGAGCCTTTGAACCAAAAATGTACTCATTTCTCATGAAATTCGTATAATCCCGATCATCTTCAAGATAGGTAAACTTTACCGGCTCACGCTCTTGTAAAATCATTGGCTTAACAACGCGGCTTACGTCCATTAGGTACCACGGCGTAGACGAACCATCATCTAAATTACCATGAGATTCAGAGAAAAACGGTAAACCATCAGAACAAATACCCGTTGTCCCTGCTTTTAATGTTGCAAAAACAAGCTGTTCGGGATGGATAGCGGCATTTTCGCCCATTTGCATAATGCGATTATTGTAGATTCCAATATTATCATCCTTTATCGCATTTGCGCTAATCGCTACCGTTTCCTCATAATCCTTATTGACTAAGGTATAACCCTCTGATTTCACGTTGTTAATGTAACGATCACCAACCCATTCCCTCATACCGGGTGTCATATCTAACCAAGCATACACTTCTTTTGCCGTGCCACTTTTGACAGTCATAGCAATTTTAGGGTATTGGAGCGCGGCCGCTGTAAATGCCTTTTGAAAAGTTAAGTTAAATCCCGTGTTCAAAGAACGGATAACTTGCGGTGTAATTTCCATTTTTTAATCCTTTTATCTCATGTCAACCCAAACACCATCACTGTCTACTTCATAGACTGTGCCGGCGGCTGGGCGTGCGGCTGAATTTGATGTTTTTGCCACGGTCTGATCGTCCACAACGTAGCAAGTGTTTTTTCGATCAGCAATAGTGATAGCGTCTGTACTGGTGCTATTTGCGAATCGAAAGATACCGCGTTGGACCAGAACATTTACAGCGGCGGCGGTAACTCCATTCGTGACCGTTTCTTCAAACCGTCCTAACGTTCTTAAACTAGCCGTTGCGGCTCCGGGGGTTGCGTGTCCAGATGTGTTTATGCAAGCGATCCCGCCGGCAAAACAGGTGACACTTGCGGCCACCGGAACAGGAAAGCGGGCTTCACCCTCAATTCGTATTGTGTTTCGTTCTTTCGTTAATGCTGTCATTTGACACCTCTAGCCTTCACAAATTCATCTTCACCAATTCCAAGTTGCGAACAAATCGCCATTTCTTCAGGGCTTAATTCAGATGACAACTCAGATTTATTGGTAGGTTGCGTACCTTTCGTTTGCGATTGTTTTAGCGCGGTAATAGATGGAATATGCTTTAAATATTCCTCTAAGTTTTCAATAGGTAAAGTCCTAGCCCACGCAACCGCCTCATCATTAGTGAGTTTGTCACGATTAGCGGCGATTAATTCTTCTTTTCTCGCTGAAGTTGTGGCTTGTTGAATGGCCGCCAACTCGCGTCTCAATTCAGCATAATCGTTTTGCACTGCGCTAAGAACGGATACCGGGGCGTAAAGCGCAGGATCAATATTATCAGACTTTGATTCTGAGTTTTTCTTTAACGCGGTAACGGCGATGACAACATCAGATTCAGTAGCATTTACCGGTAAATTCAGTAATGAAAATAAACCTTTTAACGGCTCTGGTTTAATTTCTGGTTTACCTTCCGGTTTACTTGCTAATTTCTTTAATGCTTTGATTGCCTCCATAACCTCTTCATCAGTGGCTTCAGGCGGTAATCCTAAAATTTCTCTAAAATTCATAGGGATTCCTTGTTCTTGTGAAAATTGAGTTAATGCAACGGGTTGCATACCATCTATAGCAGGGGTATTAGTGAGTGCAATGGAGTGAAGTTTAAGAACTTCACCAGTTTTAAGGTCATAGGTAAACACGGGTGAGATATAACGATATTCATCCTGCTTTAGCATCGTTTGGGCCCGTTCCGTCCACTTTGCATTTACCCCAAATAGACCTTTTTCATTGGAGACGAATTCAGATAACCATCCGGCGGCGGGTGCTTCTTTACCGTTTTCAAGTGCATTAACCGATTGATGTTCATAATCAATCACAACGTCATTCAACAGGTTTTTGAGATAATCCAATAACTTATCCCCAAACCACCATGATTTAACGTTTTTAGGTCTGCCATCGCCCGATCTGAATTCACCTGGCGGGAACACTTGAAAGATTTTTTCACTATCAACATCAATCGAATTTAAAACGAATGATGCGGTTGCGACTGCATTTACCGTCATAATATATGTTTTAGTATGTGACTTCGAACCAATCGTCACCTAACATATCGATCTGTGAGGGCAACCAAGTCATTATGCTACCATCAACCAGTTTCATATCAATATGCCCCCTGTAGGTCACAACAGTTCCTTCTGGATATATTCCTAGAAGTGGCGGTCGTGACACTTTAAATTCGCTACCGTGAACAAGGAATATAAACATTCCTTTTCCATTCCATCCTTGCCTAGCAACTTTTTTACCTTGTTTTAAAACTTCCAATGCTTGTGAAAAATTATACAACTCCATTAATTGTCACCTTTACAAAATCATCAAAGTTAAAATACTTTACCACATCTTTTTTAAGTCCTATTAAATGATAATGATAATCATTCGCATTTGCAAGTAGATTTTAATTTATTTTTTATAAATCGCTTGCATTGGGATAAAAAGTATGTACAATTGGAGTTGCGTAATGCTTCGGCTGTGGATTATGTTCTAATTGGAGTCAGAAAGAGATGACGAGCGATTAGATTTACCCTGTCTATCGTACATACACAGTGTGTGTGGGGCTGATCTATCATGGTTACGGCGGATATTGGGACTCAGGAAATTACCAATATTTGCGATTTCAGGCGACTGTCCGTAATATAAAGAGTGAGATGTAATACCTGAGAACAATTTTTTTCGTCAGCTGGCGGCCAATATTGGTTAGATTAAATTGTGTTGATTTATCAACGCATATTTTTTTAGCATCGAAAGGTGAGGTTTTTTTTCGCCTATCGTTTGGATTTGATTGGTTTTTAATGGGATTTGTTATAATATTCGTAGGTATGACACCCCTCTCTATATATAATAAAGACAGAGGTGTCATACCTAGTAAATGTAAGTGAATTAGATATACTCTAAATCCCAATCCAATTTCATCCTATTTTGATGCGAAAAATAGCTTGAAATTGCATCTAAGTCCTAATCTGATGTGAGATGCTATGATATACTATGAATATGGTTAAAAAAACGCCTCTTGAGCAAGTCTTACACGCTATCCCCGGTACCTTAGGGATTATAGGTTCGATTGCCCAAAAACTAGGCGTTGAGAGAGAATTAATCCTTAACTATCAAAACAAATACCCTGAAGTTGCAAAGGCTATTCAAGATGAGGAAGAATCAAAGAAGGATTTTATTGAGTCAGCATTTATTCAGTTAATTAGTGATAAAAATGAGCGGGCTATCCTTTTTGGCATGAAAACGCTCTGTAAAGACAGAGGGTATCATGAAAATTTAACACCTCAGCAAACTAACCTACCCTTAGAACCGCCCCAATTACCACAAGAAACGATTAACACCATAAAGAGTAAAATATTTGGACTCTGAGATTGACATTACTTTACCCTATCAAAAAAAGTGGTTAAATGACGACTCAAGATTTAAAATTGGTATGTGGGCCCGTCAAAGTAGAAAAACCACTACTTGCACCCTTGAAATTGTCTTAGATTGTATTGAGAGAAAGTCCCGTTGGGTTATCCTATCACGCGGTGAGCGACAAGCCAAAGAAGCAATGAATGAAGGGATTAAACGATTTTGTCACACCTATCAAATTACATCGCGTTTTTTAAACCTTTCTTGGCAAGGTAATTACAACATGCTTGAAGTGGTATTGCCGAATGGATCAAGGATAACGGCTTTACCGGCCAATCCTGATACCGCG